TCTTATACCACCCCTGTTCCTCCGGTTAATCCTTCTTGACTAATAACGATCCCGCCCAAACCGACGATCGGTGGATCGGGTCACTCCCGAGCGCTTCGCGGGTGGCTCGCGTGAGCCGCGTGGGCTCGCTCTGGCGGGCGTGGCGGCTCAAGGGGGGTACTCATGGCATGTAACGGGTGCGGCCCGGCTATGGAAGCCGTTAAAGCGATCTTGTCGATAAACCGGACACCGTTGGATGAGGAAGCACACCGGACTTCCATTTGTGATTCATGCGACTACGCTATAATGAGTCGTAGAAAGCCGTGGCAGGCGGCGACGTGCTCCGTTTGCCGGTGTATTGTGCGCCTTAAGGTGCGGCGTAAGAATCAGCGTTGCCCCAAGGAGTTCTGGTAAGATGCAAACCTTGTCCGCTCCACTTAGCGCGCTATTAGTTGACGGCGTACAGTGCTTCGCTTCGTGTTGGCTTGTTAAGCGTGCCGATGGCGTGGCGCTCCGGTTTACGGATCACGACTTGCCGCTATTGTTCGATGATAAACACCCACAACTTGCGAGCGCGGCATGGTTTGTGTCCAATGGTGGAGGGCACCCCAGCGGAGACGCACTAATAAACGTAGGCGGTATGGTGGCGGAATCCGAGTTTATACCCGGCGAACAGATTAGGTTTAATGGGCACTCGATGACGTACACGGTTTGGTTAGCAACGCCGGCTAGCATTAGCGGCGTGGGGACAATCATTATTTCTCCGGCACTTAAACAGCCGGTAGCGGTTAATGAAGGCATTACCCAAGTTCGTTCTGTGTATATCCCGTTATCAAGTATAAACGCCTCGTCTCGGCAAAGGACCGCTAATCTAAAGAGTAGAAATCTGGACGTGCTGGGGGTGTTGGATCACGATTCAATAACTCACTCTGATCTTAGAACGGGCAAATACCAGGAAGCGAAGTTTACGGAGTATCTTATAGATTGGCGGTTCCCGCATGAGGGTGCCATAAGCAAGTCATCATACTGGATGAGTTCTCTTCAGTTTGACGGGGAGACGTGGCAGGCGACAGTGGAGGGGGTTGCTCGCTTTCTGCAACAAACAATAGGGCGTAGATATAACAAGACGTGCCGTCACGTCTTGGGGGACTCTAAGTGTCAAAAAGCACTTGGGCCATTTACAGTTTCGGGCACTGTGATCACGGCCGGTGTTACCGTACAGCGATCAGTCATAAAGACTGATGTACCGATGGCTAACGGTGTATACGACTATGGTAATATAACGTTTACGTCTGGAGCCAATAAAGGAGCCAGTGTAGAAATCCGCCAATCGTTTGCAACGGCGGGTAGGCTCGTATTCATGCTCAAGACACCGTACGATATTGCCGATGGCGACGGGTTTAGTCTGGTGCAGGGCTGTGATAAATCAATAAACACTTGTAAGGTTAAGTTCGCCAACGCGGTAAACTTTGGGGGCTTTCCATTTATTCCGGGTACAGATAAGGCGTTCACCACCCCATCAGTTAAATAAACAATGCCAACTCGCAGTCAAATCATTGAAGAAGCCCGCACGTACCTAGGCACCCCGTTTCATCATCAGGGCCGGCTTAAAGGCGTGGGCGTGGATTGTATCGGTCTATTGACTGGGGTAGCGCAAGGGCTGAACATAACCCACCATGATTTAACTGGCTACTCACGGCACCCGGACGGGGTTACGTTGCTACGTGAGTTAAACAAGGCGGGGTTGGTTCCCATTGAGGAAGCTAAACCGGGCGACGTGCTAGTGTTCTGGATGACGCGCCCCTATCTTCCCTGCCACGCTGGAATCTTAACTGAACAAGACACGGTTATCCATACTTGGACTACTATCGGGTTTGTTACTGAGCACCCCTTTGACGACGCTTGGCGTGCCCGTGTAGCGGCGGTGTTCGCCTTTCCCGGAGTAACAGACTAATGGCTTCCGTAGCCCTCAGTGTTGCCGGTGCGATTATTGGCACGGTACTCCTACCGGGCGGGGGCACTATAGCCGGTATTGCACTCGGTTCCGTTATTGGCGGTGCGGTTGGTGGGGCGGTCGGCGCTTACATAGACTCTAACTACATCTTCCCGGCTATTTTTGGCAACTCCGGGCCAACGTTCACCGGACCACGAATAGATGACTTCCAAGTCCAGACCGCTTCCGAAGGGAGCTTAACCAAGTTTGTAATGGGATCTGAAACTAGAATCGCTGGCACGCTTATCTACTTATCTGACTTAATAGAAGTACCGACTACGGCGTCAAGCGGCGGTAAAGGAGGCGGATCCGCTCCCGCGTCATCATCTATAACGTATCTGTACTACGTTGACGTGGCTATCGCTTGGTGCGAGGGAAGCCTTAACCATAAAGTTCGCCGGATTTATGCGGACTCTAAGGTCATCTTTTCGGACGGTGGGGGTGGGTTTAATGGCTTATTTGCAAGTTTGACGGGTTCGCTGGGGCTGGCGTCAACCTTCGCCATGGTTGACCGCATTGTAACTATCACTGCAGACCCGTTACTCTTTAACGGGGACTTTAGACAGTTCCTCATTCCCGGTTCCAAGATCACTATAGCCGGTTACGCCTACGTTGGGGCGAATGGAACACATGACATCTTGACTGTAGAGGCCACCTCATTTACGGCTCGTAGGCTGACGAGGCCGCCTCTTATTAAATCAGGCGGACCAGTAACAGGCGGACCAGTAACAATAAATACAGCGGGAACGTATACCCGGACGCTTGGCTCGTTTATTGCAGACGGGTTCCTTGTTGGCCAGTACGCCTCTCACAGTGAGCCAAGCCAATTCTTTCTAAATCCAAACTGGATGACGCCTGAACAAAGAAAACGCCGGAAGATACTTTCAGTTACGGCTCTGGTACTTACCGTTGAAGTAACCACTCACGCTATGTTTAACTCGACACAGTGGCGGGAAATAGTGGTATCGGAAACTCTCGAAGAGTATTCTACTGCGGCAACGTTTAACCCGCTTCCGTTTACGGATGCGCGATGTAGATCTATAACCAACTATTCCGGCTCGGACGTACAAACGGCGGACCCGGTACTAACGGGACGGGCACAACAACTATTAGGCCCTGACTTTGCCCCGGCGTACCGGGGCACATGTTATACGGTGATTGAGCGGTTGGCCTTACGTGACTTTGGCAACCGACCCCCTCAGCTATCCGCCCTAATCGAAACGGATGTCGAGTTAACCGTGGGGCGGGCCATTGGCTCACTCATGGAGCGCGCCCGTGTGCCGGTTGCTTATGATACTACGGAAGTGCGGGGGACCTTGCGGGGGTATGTTGTATCCGAAACTTTAAGTATAGCCGCACAGCTAGAGCCTTTGTTAATGGCTTTCAACTTGGGGGTCGTGGAAGATGAGGGAACATTAGTTTTCTATACAAGGGGGACGGAGAAATCCATTGCTATTGACCCGAATAAACTGGCCTCATTTGAGCATGGAACCGGCGGCAATCCGCCTCGTTTATTCTCGTTGACACAACCCCCCACGTTTGATCTCCCTTCAGAAATAACGGTGCAGTACAATGATCCAAGTAACGGCTTTCTGGCGGGGAGTCAAGCCGAGCGGCGAATAAATACCACTTCAGTTGCGGTTGTAAATATTTCACTGCCGCTAGTCATGGAAGGCCGCAAAGCCCGCGACGTGGCGAAGCGGTTGCTTTACAGCGCCAACGTTGAAGCCGTGCAAGTAACGTTGACCCTCCCCGGCACTTATTCATACGTACAAGAGGGTGATTTGCTCACGTTCACCGCTTACGGTGAGTTTTGGACTGTTAGAGTGGACGGCATTGAGCGCGGTTCTAATCATCTACTACAAATCACCGGCGTACTGGCGGATACGTCAACGTACCGGGGGCGGTCTACAGAAACCACCTCGAACCAAACGCCGCTCCCGCTACCGTATGCGCCGCCCCCGCTTACGTGGCACGTATTAGACGTCGCTGCGCTGACGGCAACCGAGGTAGACGGGACGGCGGTAGTTTATTGGGGTGTGTGCGCGACGGACGTAACCCGCGAATGGCGCGGGGGCGCTTTACTTGAGTCATTTAGCGGCGCAGCATTCGGACAAATCCAGTTTACAACTGTAGAGACTCCGATTGGTGTCTGTGATACCACACTCGGGGCGGGCGAGTTGGATCGATGGGACTTGTTAAATACACTAGACGTAACTGTAAGACAAAGCACGTTATCTAGTAGAACTGATTTGGAGGTATTGAACGGTGCAAATCGTGCGTTAGTTGGTTCTGAGATAATCGGGTTCGTGAATGCAACACTACTAGGGGCCAACAAGTACCGCTTAACCCGACTGCTTCGCGGGCAACGAGACACAAGGCCGGAAGTGCTCACCCACGGCGCAGCTGAGCGGTTTATACAACTGGACTCCGCCAGTGGTTTAGTGGTGGTGCCAATCACCACGGGCCAACTCAACGTACCGAAACTCTACAAGTCCGTAGCCACCGGAGGCGTTTCTGAAGATGAAGAGAACGCCGTAACACTGGCTCCAACAGGCAGGAACTTAGTGCAGTTTGCCCCGTGTCATCTTGCGTTTACCGGCACCCAAAGTACAGCGATTGTTGTAGTATGGACTCGACGGTCTAGAGCGATAACCCGACTATTCGGGACCTCGTTCCCGCTTAACCACGTTAACGAATCTTACGAGTTGCGGTTCTACGATGTCGGTAACGTGCTTAAGCGAACCCAAAGTGTAACGCCGGTATCTTTAACACCGACACAAACGTACTCGTATAGTCAAGCAGACCGGATCACTGACTTTGGAACAAGCCCGGCGTTTATGCGGGTTACGATCGGACAGATTGGCCCCCTCGGTAGTGGCAATCTCGCCACGTTAGATATGACTATTCCCTAAGAGTTATTTATGAGCAACACCCCCCGTTTATCGATCGCCCGTCTTGTTGAAGGTCAGTTTGGTGGCGAAGTAATCGCTAATACTGCCTTTGAGATTGTTGATGCCTTCGCTCAACTGAACGTGAAGTCTCGTACCCTTATTGCCCAGCCCGGAGGACCGGCGGACGGGGACGCTTATATACTCCCCGTTAACGCTACGGGCTCGAGTTGGGCCACTAACGATGGTAAGTTCGCCCGGTTTATAAACGGCGCTTGGAGCTTCCACACGGTTAAACTTGGCTATTGTATTTGGGTTGATGACGAGAATAACGAGTACATCTTTGACGGCACCCGGTACACATCGGCGGGGAGGTCCCTCGGATTCTATCGGCAGGTGGGCACAGCGCCAGAACGTTGGTACGTTCCAAACTTAATCGGGGCTACGGCCCTTGTGGCTAGTGGGTTCTCGGCAACGCTTAACGTGCTATTTGCTACGCCTATGGTGTGCGAGCGTGGCGGTACTATTGACCGGCTCGGATTTGCTACCGGCGCCTCGGCGGCGGGCAACATGAGGTTGGGTATCTATAAATCAACCAGTAGAACAGACATTCGCCCCGGTGGATTGGTCTACGAGTCGGTAACCATTCCGGTAACCACTTTCACTACGTATAAACACACAGTATCGCCCACGGTAACACTAAACCCCGGTGAGTTATACTATGTAGCTATTCAGGGAACAAATACGACATTAGTACAATCTGTTCCTCTCGCCGCGGCTATTCCGTTCTTTGGGGGCGACGGCTCCGGCAACTTTCCGTTGGCTTGTGGGGTGGCATTTAGTGCGGCTAATACCGGCGCGCTTCCGGCGACGTTCCCGGCATCACCAACAGTTGTTCTAACTGTTCCCCCGGCACTATGGGTACGGTACTCAGGATGATACCAAGCCCATATTACACTGCGGCTCCTCGCCGTCGTCCTTCTCCATTCCGGCGGGTATGGTGGGGTCTTGCTCACGTATCTTAGTTACGCATCTCATAACGATATCAACCGTGCCGTTGTAACCCTCAAACACGTTCTCCCGCAGTCCGCCAACGTGTTTATTGAAGGCGGATATAGCGGCTTTCTGTGAAGTCGCTTCCATTCGCAGAAAACACTCACCCTCCTCGACTTTGGTTCCTGGGGTTAAGGCGACAAGGTGGAATCGGAAGTGTTTGAGCGTCATGGCAGCCCCGCTAGTTTGTGGACCTGAACAGATAAACGATACCCGAACTTAAGACACGATTCAACGGCGGCGGCGAGGTTTTTGGCGTTGGCTCCGGGCTCGCCCTCATCGCACGGCTGAATATAGATCGGCGTGCCCGAGTATTGAGACACACACCCCTCTGGCCATGGCCTCCAAACGCGCTCATCTTGTCCGAGGATCTGGGTTGATTTGTTTGGCAGCCCGTCGAGCGGGTCAACCTCTCCGGCACGTAGAATATACTTGATAGCCGTAGCCGTGTATTCCATTTGCTTGTTGAGGTTCCGGGTCTTGGGCGACACTATTAGATCATCCACCCAAGCACCAACCGGTGTACCCAGCGTTCCGGCGGTCTCCACTTGGATTCTGTACCCGTGGCCGTGTAGCGCGACGGTTAGCGGGGCGATGTTCTGACGTAACGGCTCGCCCCCAGTGAGCACAATCAACTTAGTTGTACGCGGACAAACGGACTTAATCTTGAGCACCAACTCGGGTATCGTGGGGTGCCACGTTGACGACTCAAACTCTGTATCGCAGAAATGACATTTAAGATTACAACCGGCCAAGCGAACAAACACAGCCGGCATACCGGCTAATGGTCCTTCCCCTTGGATGGTACTAAACACTTCTTGTACCCACAGTGTTTCACCGGTGCTAGATTGTTCTGATTTGCGTATAACGTTCAGGCCATACATCGTTAGTCCTTAACTAATGACCGCGTGAATAAATGACGTACTGCTGTCTGTCTCAAACCCAATCGATCATAGAACCGCAAGCCGGCGACGTTGCGCGAATCGACGGAACAACTCACGCGCTTATTTGTGGCGACAGCCAACAGAGCGCGGGTGCCGAGTTGCTTACCACGGGCGCTAGGCTCGAGTCCCAAATATACCAAATCGAGGCCAACCGGAGCGGGGGCGAACAGACAACATCCAACGGGG